CAAGAAGAACTTGCTAATGATATTGCACGTGAAATTATGAATGCAACAGGTTCTACTAACGTAGGAGTTTACATTCAAGCAACACATGGTTGTTGTGAGAATCGTGGTATTATGGCACATAGCAGTCTTACACAAACAACTGTACTAAAAGGTAGTTTCAAAGATGATTCAGGCACAAAGAAAGAGTTCTTTGACAACATCAAACTACAACAGGAGTTTGCACCGCGATGATGGATTATATTGCATGTAGAATAGCACAAGTATTCATAGTAGTAGTATTTGCTATGGGTATGATAAGTTTAGGAATTGATCTGTATACAGGAAGGTTATCAATATGAAACTAAGATATAGTGAAGCATTTTATAGTGTGCAGGGTGAAGGCAAATTTGTAGGAGTACCTAGTGTGTTCCTACGTACATTTGGTTGTAACTTTCGTTGTATGAACTTTGGTACAGGTATTAAAAAAGATCGTTGGGAACAACACAAAGAAGGTCAGCGTTATAATGCAGAAGTTAAAGAACTAATTGATAACAAAGTTCATGAAACTACAGAAAAATTTGAGGACTTGCCTATTATTCACACAGGCTGTGATACATATGCAAGTATCTATCCGGAGTTTAAACACTTCAATAAACTTGCAGAAGTAGATGAAGTGGTTGAACACTTACTGTCACTTACTCCAAACGGTAAGTGGACACAAGACAATGGTCAAGATATCCATTTGATCATGACTGGTGGAGAGCCTTTGTTAGCGTGGCAAAAGCTCTACATTGATTTGTTCGAACATCCACGTATGCAGGATCTAAAAAATGTTACATTTGAAACAAACACTACACAAAAGTTACACGATGATTTCTTCAACTATCTCGCAGATCAAGATCGATTTGAAGTCACTTGGAGTTGTTCCCCAAAACTTAGCGTTTCAGGAGAACCTTGGGAAACTGCTATACTCCCTGATGTTGCTAAAGAGTATAGCCTTGTTGATGGTAGTGACATTTACCTTAAGTTTGTTGTCGCTACTCAAGATGACTTTGAAGAAGTTACAAGAGCTGTGGAGGCTTACAGAAGTGCCGGGGTACAATGTCCGGTATATCTTATGCCGTTGGGTGGAAGAAGTGAAGAATACAATCTCAATGTCAAAGAAGTCGCAGAAGCATGTATGGAGCGAGGTTGGCGCTTCACACCAAGACTCCACATATCACTCTTTGGAAACGCCTGGGGGACTTGAGAATATGTTTGATGAGGAACAATTTATTAATGATCAACACAAACGAGCAATGCAAGCACAAATTGACTCGCCCGAAAAACGTGCAAGAGAGGCAGGACTATAATGGGATGGTGGAGTAAACTAGTAAGAGATGCAGGAATTAAAAAGAAAATTGATGATCCTGTAAAAGAAAAAACAGCAGAAGAAGAGCGCAGAGCTATTCTACAGCGTGAAAAAGAAGATGCTACTCGTGCAGGTAAACCTTGGGTAGGGGTGTTAGATACTCAAGTTAATCCAGACAACATTAAAAACGGGTTTTTTGAATTAGATTGGAATAATGAGTTTATTGAGCAATTAATTGATGCAGGATATAGCGGTGAAACCAATGAAGACATTGTAAATGGATGGTTTCGTACTATAGCAATGCAGATTTTGGAAGAAGATGGTCTTGACAAAGACAGAGAAATAGGTTATATTAATGTTAAACCTATAGACAAAGATAAATCAGAGGTAAGTTAATGACCTATATATTAGTAGATACTGCAAATACTTTCTTTCGTGCAAGACATGTAATCAGAGGCGATGCTGATACAAAACTTGGTATGGCTTTTCATATTACACTTAATAGTATTAAGAAAGCATGGCAAGACTTTGATGGTAGCCATGTTGTGTTTTGCTTAGAAGGACGTAGTTGGCGCAAGGACTACTATGAACCTTACAAACGCAATAGACAAGAAACTCGTGATGCAATGACTACCTCGCAGGCAGAAGAAGACAAATTGTTTTGGGAGGCATTTGATCATTTTAAAGACTTTGTGACTGATAAAACTAATTGCACTGTTCTACATCATCCGCAACTTGAAGCAGATGATTTGATTGCAGGTTGGGTACAAAATCATCCTAATGACAATCATGCAATTATTAGTACAGATGGCGATTTTGCACAATTAGTTGCTCCTAATGTACGTCAGTACAACGGTGTTACAAATACTGTTATTACACACGAAGGATACTTTACAGACAAAGGCAAACCTGTAATAGATAAGAAAACAGGTGAAACTAAGCCTGCACCTAACCCCGAGTGGCAGTTGTTTGAAAAATGTATGCGTGGCGATACTAGCGACAATGTGTTCTCTGCATATCCAGGTGTACGTAAAAAAGGCACTAAAAACAAAGTAGGCTTGCAAGAGGCATTTGAAGACAAAGGTACAAAAGGCTACAATTGGAATAACTTGATGCTACAACGTTGGGTAGATCACAACGGTGAAGAACATCGTGTACTTGAAGATTACAATCGTAATGTTGTGCTGTGCGACTTGTCTGCACAACCTGAAGAAATTCGAAACATAATTGACACAACAATTAAAAATGTAAAAGCAAAACAAATTTCACAAGTTGGTTTGCGTCTTATGAAGTTCTGTGCTACATGGGATCTACAACGTGTGAGCGAAAACGCTCAGTTATACGCTGAGCCATTACAAGCGAGGTATGTAGCATGACAGTAAAAGCAAAAGAAATCGTTGATGGTAAATTTTGGATACTAGAAGATGGTGGAGTCAAAGTTGCTACACTTTCTTTATCAGAAGACAAATATATATTAAGTGATAAAGAAGGAACAAGATTTGTAAAAAATGCAAGTCAAATAGAAAAATCATTTGGTAAAATTGATTGGTCAAAACTTGAGATTACAGAAGTAACCAACAAAGAAGTACATGGATTTGATGCTAGTTGTGTTCCACACAATCCTTTATATGATGTAAAAAATAAACTGCCTTTGTTTACAAAAAGTCCTAAATCTAAAAGTTTATACTGTGCTGGATATTATATTATTCGTTTTGAAAAAGGTTGGGTGAAATCATTTTGTCCTAAAGCAATAACACTAGATCGTTATGAGTATAAAGGTCCTTTTAAGACTAGTTTAGAAATGCGTACAGAATTGAGCAAAGCAAATGCAAAATGATCCTATAAACACAGCACCAATACAGCAGTTTATACAGCAAGTAAAAAGTGCTGATGCAGGTAAAGCAAAAGAAGTAAGATTAGACATACAAGTTGCAAAGCGTCTTGCATTTACACTAGGCGAAACTATAGCAAAACTAAATGGTGATTTAGAAGAAATCCTATCAAAGAAATATTCCAAGGAGGATGAAACTATCAAGGTAGAACTTGATGGTGGAAATAGTTGGTAAAATAGGATAAATATATGCGTATATAACTTAGGAAAAGTACGCATTATGAGTAGACCAAAACCTAAAATATTGCTTGAACACATTGATAAGAAGACCTATAAAAGTGATCAAATTTTAGATGCTGAAGCAATTTGGGCAGTATTTTATAACAACAAACCTTTTAACCTTAAGTCCTCTAATAGTCTTACTAATTATCCAGGACCTAAGTATAAAAAAGTATCATTCTCAAATCCAGGACATGCAATCAATCTAGCAAAAAAATTAAATGATTTATTTAATTGCACAGAGTTTACAGTGGTAAAATTAAGCTCAGGTGAAACAGTAGATACAGATTAGCAATGAATTGGAAAGAAACATACACAAAAATCTTTCTTAAAAACGCAGGTAAATCAGTAAATGAAGCCAGCATAAAAGAAGTAATGCCTTTGTGGTGGCAAAACACAAGATCCAAAGACACAGGCGGACTACGTCTTACTGAAGCAGGTTATGATTTTATAAAAAATGAACTCGAACTACAAACATATCAAGTTCCTTATCCAGCAGATTTTGAATTTACAACCAATGTAGTTATATGGATGGATCAGTTTATTGACTGTCCCTACTACTTAGACCGTTTAGGAATTATAGTAACTAACGAAAAGAAAGCAATGGAACTGCATCTTTTTTCAGGTGATGTGAGAAAATATGGTCTAATCAAAGCCATGAATAGACAGAGATAATATACTAATATTACTAAATAAACCTATATGTTAGCTCATAAACATTTAGTGGTTCGGGCAGAAGTTGACAAGCCCATAGTCAATAAGAATAAAGCCATCAAATTTCTACGCTCTCTAATTAAAAAAATTAAAATGAAACCTATGTATGGTCCTACAGCAAGTTACTGTAAAATGGTAGGAAATAGAGGTATTACAGCGTTTGCAATCATAGAAACAAGCCATATTGCAATGCACATATGGGACGAAAATACACCTGCTCTTGTGCAATTAGATGTGTACAGTTGCAGTGATTTTGACCCTAAGACTGTGTTCGAACACATAGAACCTATGCAACCCAAGCATGTAGATTACAAGTTTTTGGATAGAGAAGACAAATTTATTGAAGTTTTGGCAAAATAGTGGTTGACTCTTAGTCCTGTTGGTGCTATATTAGTATACATAATAAGGCACTGATTAAAACAAGGAGTTACAATGGAAAACGTAGCAATTCGCACACTAAGCCCTAACAAGGCTAAAAACAGCATTAAACATGCAATCAAAAAGCAACGTCCTATCTTTATTTGGGGACCTCCAGGTATTGGTAAATCGGATATTGTACACCAAATTGGTGAATATATGGACGCTTATGTAATTGACGTTCGACTTTCACTTTGGGAACCTACAGACATCAAAGGCATTCCGTATTACGCCGCAAACGATAATACAATGAAATGGGCACCACCTGTAGAACTTCCTTCTAAAGAATTTGCTAAGAAGCATAAAGCAATTATCTTATTCTTAGATGAAATGAATTCTGCGGCGCCAGCAGTACAGGCGGCCGCTTATCAACTTATTCTTAACCGTAAGGTTGGCACATATGCATTGCCAGACAATGTTTATATTGTTGCCGCAGGTAACCGTGAAGCTGACAAAGGTGTTACATATCGTATGCCAGCACCGTTGGCTAATCGTTTTGTACACTTGGAACTTGCAGTCGATTTTGATGACTGGTTTCAGTGGGCAGTAGACAATAACATCCACAAAGATGTTGTAGGTTACTTGACTTTTAGTAAAAAGGACCTTTACGATTTTGATCCGAAATCTCCAAGCAGATCTTTTGCAACACCACGTAGTTGGTCGTTTGTAAGTGAACTGCTCGAAGATGAGCTTGATGAAGAAACAACAACTGATCTTGTGTCAGGTGCTGTAGGCGAAGGCCTTGCAATCAAGTTTGTCGCTCACCGTAAGGTAGCGGCTCAAATGCCTAACCCAACTGATATTTTGTCAGGAAAGGTTAAAGAGCTAAAGACCAAAGAAATCAGTGCCATGTATTCCTTGACGGTCTCGCTCTGCTATGAGCTTAAAGAAGCGTCCGATAAAGGCGATAAGAAATTTGACGACAAAGTTGACAAGTTCTTGCGTTTTATGATGGATAACTTTGAAACTGAATTGGTTGTTATGGGTATCAAATTAGCCCTCACTCAATATGCCCTACCAATTGATCCAGACGAAGTTGAATGCTTTGATGAGTTTCATGATCGTTTTGGCAAGTATATTACCAAAGCACAACAGGCATAATACTAGGGAGTTTGGACGGTCTCCTCAAAAAAACCGTCCATTTTAAGTTGACAAATCCGAAAAACTTAAATATAATATAGCATAACTTAGGAGAACATGGCAATGACATCCGTAAAAGATACAGCAACTAAACTTAAAAATTGGCAGCCAGATCCAAATATCACGCCTGAAGCACTTGCAGAAATGCGTAAAGAAGTGTTGGACAAAGTAATTGTTGCTCGTGTTGGCTTGCTCCTTAGACATCCATTTTTTGGCAACATGGCTACACGCCTTAAGATTGAGGCTTGTGACGATTGGTGTCCTACAGCGGCCACAGACGGTCGTCATTTGTATTTTAACACACAATTTTTTAACGAACTTAACAACAAAGAAATTGAATTTGTAATTGCACATGAAATTTTACACTGTGTATTTGACCATCTTACACGACGTGAAGATCGCAATCCTATGCTGTTTAACATCAGTGCAGATTATATTGTAAACAACTTGTTGGTGCGTGATCGTATCGGTGAGAAACCTAAACTGATTGACTGTTTCCAAGATTTTAAATATGATGGTTGGACTTCAGAAGAAGTATATGACGAACTGTTTAAAGAAGCAGAAAAAAACGGCAAAGAATTCTTAGAACAACTTGGTGAACTTTTGGATGAACACCTTGATTGGGAAGGTGATGGTGAAGATGGAAAGGACGGCAAAGATGGGGGGAACAAAAAGAAAGGTCCGCCCAAGTATTCAAAAGAAGAACTTAAAAAGATTAAGGAAGAAATCAAAGAAGGTATGATGAGTGCTGCTCAGGCCGCAGGCGCAGGCAATCTACCTGGCGAAATCAAACGTATGATCAAAGATCTAACAGAGCCTAAGATGAACTGGCGTGAAATACTACGTCAGCAGATTCAATCAACTATCCGTAACGACTATACATTTAGCCGCCCATCACGCAAAGCATGGCACACTGGTGCTATTCTACCAGGTATGAATTTTGAAGAAACAATTGATATTTGTATTGGTATTGATATGAGTGGTTCGATCGGTAATGATCAAGCACAAGATTTCTTAGGTGAAGTTAAAGGCATTATGGACGAATACAAAGAATACAATATCAAACTATGGTGCTTCGACACAAAAGTATACAACGAACAAGATTTTGCATCAGACAGCGGCGACAGTTTGCTTGACTATGAAATTATGGGTGGCGGTGGTACCGACTTTGATTGCAACTGGGAATATATGAAAGAGAATGATATTGTTCCTAAGAAATTTATTATGTTTACAGATGGTTATCCTTGGGGTAGTTGGGGTGATGAAGACTACTGTGATACTGTGTTCATAATTCATTCAAATAGAGACAAAGATCTTCAAGCACCGTTTGGGGCAACTGCACACTATGACAAAACAGCTGCTTAAAAATCCTAATCCTCTTAACTTCTTTGGCTACAGAAAGTCAAAAATTCCACCACCTTATTTTGAATATATCAACATACCGTTGCGATATAACCTTGAAGAAAGTATATCTAAATGGATATATGATAACCAAAAAGGACGTTATTATGTTGGTAGATCTGTAGGTGTTACTGAAGATAACAGTGTTAACACTATTCTTAAAATAGGTTTTGAAGACCCAAAAGAACTAAGTTATTTCACTTTGGCGTGTCCACATTTGAAATACAAGTAAATATTTTTCAATAATTAATAGTATAAGGAGTTAATTAACTATGACTGAAGAAACAAAAAAAACCGCTGAAGCAACTGCGCAAACTGCTCCAGCAAAACCTGCTCCTGCTCAAGAAGCTCCTGTAGAGCTTACTGTACAGGACTTAGGCAACATTAAACAAATTATTGATGTAGCAAGCCAAAGAGGCGCATTTAAACCTAACGAAATGACTATCGTAGGTACAACATATACTAAACTAGAAACATTTTTAAACGCTGTAGCGGCTCAACAAAAAGCTGCACAACCTGCAGCTGAAGGAGACAAATAATGGCCCTAAAACATATTGGACGTTTTAAGTCTAATCAAAGAAAAGTAATTGTTGCATACAGAACACTTCCTAACGATGCAGAGCATTGTGTTGTAGTTCAAACTGAAAATCTTGATTCAGCAGAACATGATGCACTAATTAAAGCAGTGGAATCAGATGCTGGACAGAATGCAAATGAATTTGCTGAAGCAATGGCAAGAAATCAATTACCTGATGGACGTAACATGCTTGCTGGATTTCATACAACAGGAAAGATGTTAAGAGTACCAACTAATACTATTGAGATGATGCCTGACATGAAAACTACAATCATGCTAGACGAACTTAATAAAGTAATAGCAGAGCAAAAAGGTGTTGCTGTTGAAGATCTAGCAATGAAGGATCCTAACGCTGGAAAAACACAAGAACCTACTGCTCCAAGTTCTGAAACCACTGTAGAAACACTAGCAACAGCAGGTGAAGTGATTGCTCCTAAATCAAATGATGTAATGTCTGATGATGATTTAGCGGCAAGTTATCGTTCACAGGCAGATTCCATGTTCAAAGAAGCTAAACGCTTAAGAGAACAAGCAGAAGAACTTGCGCCGACTAAGAAGAAGTCTGCTAAAGCAAGTGCCTAAGAAAAAGAATCTTCCAAAAGAAGTAGTAGAACACTGGCCCGAGGTATTAAAAGATGTTGATATCAAGGTTGTTCCAGTAAAATATCTGCATGCAGTAAGAGTCTACTTTAAAAACGGAAAAGTATGGGATATTGATGTTGCTAAAACTCTTAAGAAAAATCCTAGCGAAAAGAGCATCGAACACACTCTAGAACAGATATTTTTAGAGTATGAAGATACTATACAAAATATTGATTTTAGACTGGATACTGCTAAGGTTAAAGCGGATATACAGGCTAGAACTAAATATTTTATGAAAAAACGTAGGTGAGTTTAAAGTAAAAAATGTATAAATACATATAGATATTCCAGGAGTTAATAAATGGCCCTAAGACTAAGACGCGGAACAAACGCTGAAAGACTAACAGTAACGCCCGAAAGCGGCGAAATTATATATGTAACTGATTCTAAAAAACTCTATGTTGGTGACGGATCAACAGTAGGTGGTAATTTAGTAAGTGGTGTTAACAATATTGTAGATGATTCTACACCGCAGCTAGGCGGTGATCTAGATTTAAACGGTAATGATATTACAGGCAATGGTAATATCAGCATCAACGGTACCATAACAGCAACTGGAAATATCAATCTTGGAGACGGTGCAGGTGGGGACGTAATCAGTGTTGGTGGCGATGTCAGTGGTAATCTAATACCTACAAATGATGAAAGTTTTACACTAGGTACACCTAGCAAGCGTTGGCAAGCTGTATGGGCAAGCAGTGCTGTAATAGATGGACAGATTGATGCTATAGCAGTTAATGCTGATATAATTGCTGATGACAGCACAGTAGCATTTAGAGCAAGCACAGGTGAATTTACAGGTACACTAAGAGGAACACATATAGGTAACACTATCGGTGACGTACAAGGTAGTGTTTTTGCTGATGACAGTACTACATTAGTTGACGGGATAAGAGGTAGTTTAGCAGGTTCATTCGAAGGTTTTTTTAACACAACAGGAGACCAGGTTAACCAAATTTTTACAGATACTGTTAGAACTGATATTTTACAATTCAAAAAATATGACGGAACAAAACTTGCTCCAACAGAACCTGCAAATTTTGACAGACAGGGAATAAGTTTTAGTTCTTTTAATACTGGGGCAAATGATTATGTGATTGAAGCACTTATATTTTCATATCATCAAACAGCAGGTGGTGGATATTTAGGTATTAGTCCTGTAGCAAGTGATAACGCAACATTTTTTGACACAGCAATTGAAATAGATGGCAACGCCCAAAAATTAATTGTTGCGGCTAAAAAAGGCTCAACATTTGATGGTCCTGTTTCACCAGGCGTATACGCAAACGATGCAGCTAGAGATGCAGCAGTGCCAAGTCCAACTGCAGGTATGATTATCTTTAATCAAAGAGATGACAGCACAGGTGTTCCACAATTCCAAGGCTATGATGGTAGTGCTTGGATTGATCTCCACTAATTATTTGTTGACTTAATCTTAAAATATGCTATAATAATACTAAGTGTACTTCTTGTCACTAAGATTAGGATGACTAAATGAATATTATTATTTTATCGCATAGACGCAGTTTAAATAAAGCAGAAGGTTTTATTAAAGCAAATAAAAATGCTAATCTAATACTAGTAACAGACGCGGCTAATTTAGATGAAAAATTTTCCTACCTACAATTGATATCAAAAGTTTACCACATCAAAGGTTTTGATATTGTTAATATTACAAAAAAAATTAAGCAATGTGATAGCGTTTTTTGTGTAAGTGAAAATCTTTTGCCAATCCAGAGTCAACTAGAAAGTTATTATGGAATTCATAATCTTACACCATTTGCTGCAGAAGTACTCAGTAATAAAC